TGTTAGGCCTTGTCCTAATTGAACCAGGCTGGGACTTTTTCCGGTGGTGCCTGTAGCTATTTCATCTTGCATCCTTGATTGCCCGGGCAACGGGGGGCCGGATGGCGTGGTGAGTACTCCTGACTGTCTCATTATGGCCGCGGCTCTTGTTCTAGATCTTGCAATATTAACGTCGTCTGGAAATAGATTTGCTCTAGCAATTTCAGTTATCCATTTTTTTGTTAGCTGAGGATTTAAATCAATAAATTTTATTTTTTCTGAGCCTTCGAGCCTATCTAATAGTTTTCTGTACCTTGCTATCTTTTGTGATTCTTTTGTAAACTCTACCTTTTGATCTTGGATTTTCTTATTTCTTGAAACTTCTTTCATATCGCCTTCAGACTCTATCGCGCCGACGCCGCGGCCAAGAGCGGTGAGGGCGGCCTTGGTCGCTCCAATCGGGGTGCCGTAGTCGATTAGAGTTTCTAAAGTCGTTTTTTTGCCATCGAGAGCAGATCTCTCCACAGCTTCATCACCTTCAGTAATCACGAACGTTCCGCTGGCCCCGGTCTTGCTTGCATTTTTCGCGCGACTAGCACGAAATTCATCAATTCTTTTAGCTCCTTTTTGTTTACGTTTTGCTTCTTCGAGCTTTTCTTTCGCTCTCTTTTCAAACTCTTTATCGACTTCCAAAATGTCTGTTTGGTTGAACAACACATTTTCTATGCCGGCTCGATAGTCAATGGACAACTCGATGCGGCCATCTTCTTTAAAGTCCATCTCATGTTCTAATATATCTAAAACCAGATACTCATTGAGATAACCATCGTCAATATATTGTTTTAATTCTTTTGGAAACATGTTGCCATTAGTAGCGTCTTCAGGTAGTTGCCAGCCTATCTCTGCATGAACCCTAATTAAATAAGGCAAGGAGGTTCCCTCAATCTTTTTACGAGTCGGCTGTCTTACGATTAGATCTAAAAATCTAGGCTCTAGATATTGAAAATCAATAGGCGCAGTGGGGGCAAAATGGTCCTTCTCTTCTTCTGTTATTCCCCTGATTGGTTTTATAAGAGTGTCGAAGTCTGTAAAAAGCAGCCTGATACTGCCTCTGATCATGTTTGTTACAGACCCAGGGTCTCTACCATCGAATTCATAAGAAAAAGAAACCAGGCCTGCATCGTCGCCGCGGCCAGTAGCGGATTTCATTATATCCTCGACGGAGCTTTTATTTGTGAAATCTTTGAATCTAAGCTCTTGTATCATACCAAACTTATCTTTTTCGTCTTGTCTTTTCTGAACAAACAGGCGAATTTTTGGAACAAGCATTGAATACTGGGCTGGTGTGATGTTCATGAACTGCTTCAAGCCGTTTTCATTTTCACCAAAACGAGAATTTATCTTTGATACTAGAAGCGCTGCGTCATCTTTTGTGCCATCTAGTGTAATAAAATTCTTATATTGAGTATGGCTGTTGGCTTTTGAAAATTCTTCTAAAGCATCAAGCAAAAAACACTGCTCTTCAAATCTTTTAGAAATTTCAAGATCTTTTTCTTTTGTATCTTTGTCTCCCTCTGGAGTGGACGAAG